TTTCCGTTACGTCCACCATAACTGGGGGTATGAACTTTGGCGTGTCTATTTTTGATACAGCCACTGGCGGCAGTTATCTCGGCGACGGAGTCTCTGGTATCTATATGTGGGGCGCCCAACTCGAGCAGGGTCAGCTAACCAGCTACACCCCAACAACATCTGTCGCAGGCGACAACCCATACGCCAACCCGGCCGAAGAGTACCCGGTCGAAACCTGGATCATCACGCGCAAGGCCAACGAGACGCCGGCCGCGATTGAGTTCGAACTCGGCTCGCCGCTCGACCTGCAAGGCGTGAAACTGCCGCGTCGGCAAGTGGTGGCCGGCACTTGCCTATGGGCATACCGCTCGGGCGAGTGCGGCTATGGCGGCGGGCCGGTGGCCGACTATGCCGACAACCCAACCAGCGATCCCTCCAAGGATCAATGCAGTCGGACCATGAGGGGCTGCAAGAAACGCTTTGGTGAAAATGGCGAGCTTCCTTTCGGCGGCTTCCCCGGCATTGCCCGCGTACCGAGGCTTTAACCATGAGTGAAGTATTCAATAAGTGCCGGGCTGACGCTGAAGCGCATGCCCGCTCCGAGTATCCGCGTGAGTCGGTCGGACTGATCGTCAGCGCGCGCGGTAAGCCCTCCTATGTGCCGTGCCACAACCAGTCAGAAGAGGCTGATCACTTCATCCTGCACCCTGAGGACTACGCCGCCGCCGAAGACCTGGGCGATATCGTCGCGGTCGTGCATTCGCATCCGGACGCCGGCCCCGAGCCATCTCTTCACGACATCGCCAGTCATGCGGTCGGCCGCATGGCTTGGTGGATCGTTGGTCTGAAGGATGGCGCTGCGACCTGGAATGAAATGCCGGCCGCTGGTGAAATGCCGCTTGAAGGCCGTGTGTTCGTGCATGGCGTCATCGACTGTTACACCTTGGTCCGCGACTACTACCGGCAGGAACTCGGCATTGAGCTGATGGATTTCTACCGCAAGGACGATTGGTGGCACAACGGCGAAAACCTGTACGTCGACAACTTCACCAAGGCCGGCTTCGTCCCTGTAGATACGCCTGAGCGCGGTGACTTAATCGTTATGGCCATCGGCAGCCCGACTCCGTGCCACGGGGCGATTTGGCTCGACGGTGATGTCCTGCTTCACCATCTATATGGCCGCCTGAGTTGCCGCGAGGTTTACGGCCGCGCCTATCGCGAGTGCACGACGCACATAATGCGCTACAAGGGAGTGAAAGCTCCTGATGAGGACAGGCGAACCATCAAGGACTGCTCACGTCGATTTGATGGAATGGAGCCGCTGACCGCTCCATTCCCGCGAGCATCTGACGCATAGGCCCTGTATTTGTGAGCATCCGGCCTGTTAGAGTCGCCAAAACCCTTGGAGATTCATTATGCGCATGGTCGCTGTTGCACTTTTAATGACTGCTCTGCTCGGCTGTACTACGGCAGGACTTCAGCAAGACGCCCCGGCTTATTCTGGCGTGTCCAGCAAAACCCCGCAGAGCCTGGCGCGCTGTTTGTCGCCGAAGTGGCAAGAGTTTAATTCTTCAACAAGCTCCATCGAAACCGAGTCAGGATACAAGATTGCCGCATCAGCACCTTTTAACGGCATTGTTGCGCTAGCGATTGTCGATAAAACCAGTGACGGCTCATCTGTGCGCGTCTTCCTCCCAATGGACTGGGCAGGTACTCAAGGTTGGAAGGACGCCGCGAAAACGTGCATTTAAACCACTGAAAACACCAAGCCGCCTCCGGGCGGTTTTTTTATGACCGGAGAAAAGTATGACCGCTGCCAAAAAACAGCTCATGACTACCATTTTGCTGTCCGGCAGCCTGGCTCAAGCCTTCGGTCGAAAGCACCTTCGCCAGCTTGATAGCGGCACGACCAGCGAGGCGTTCAGCGCGCTGAAAAACACCGTACCTGGCTTCGAGGACTTCATTCGTGATTCAGCGCGCCGAGGTCTGCGCTTCGCAATTTTCCGCAACCGCGAAAATGTCGGCGAGGGTGAGTTCAGCCTGAGCGGGACAACCGAGATCCGCATCGTTCCAATAATTTCAGGCAGTAAGAGCGGCGGGGTTTTTCAGGTCGTGCTCGGTGCCGTCTTGATCGTCGCTGGCTTTATGGTTGCCGGTGGCAGCCTGGGGACTGCCGCGCCTGTCGGAACCGCGATGGTCATGATGGGCGTATCCATGGTGCTTGGCGGCGTAGTGCAGATGCTGACACCGGTCCCAAGCTCGAAGTCAGGCAGCCAGCAAGAGCAGGCCAGCACTGAGAACAAACCCAGCTATCTGTTCAACGGTGGTTTCAACTCGACGCAGCAGGGGCTCCCGGTCCCGGTGGTCTACGGCCAGATGCTGGTCGGATCAAGCGTTATCACAGTCGGCACCTGGTCGGAGGCTCTACCGGTATGAGTGAAGTAATTATCGGCCGAAAGGGCGGCGGGAAGGGTGGCGGAAGCAGCAGTAGCAGTAGCTCCGTGCGCGCCGCCGTAGAGGCTCCAGATAGCCTACGTTCGCGTCAGCATGTGCGAGTGCTGCATGCTATCTGCGAGGGCGAGATAGAAGGCATCGTCGGCGGCGACCAAGGGATATTCTTCGACGACGTACCACTGCAGAACTCTGACGGCAGTTACAACTTTTCCAGCGTCAGCGTCGACACACGTACCGGCACCCAGTGGCAGGGCTATATGCCGATCACCGGGCTTGAGGCCGAGCAGTCTGTCGGCGTCGAGCTGAAAGGATGGATTCCTATCGAGCGCGCCATCACCGACACCGATGCGGATGCAGTCCGCGTGACCGTCAGCGTTCCGCAGCTGTTCTCACAGAACACGCAAAACGGCGATACGGGCGGAACATCCGCTCTGTTTCGGCTGGAGGCAAAGCTCGGCAGCGGCGCGTGGTATCAGATGTGCGAAGACATTTTGATCAACGGCAAAACCATGAGCCGCACGCAGTTTTCGTACTATCTGCGCTTGCCGGTATCTGGCGGCCTGCCGCGCTATATCCGCGCAACCCGAATAGGGGGTGACTCGACAAGTTCTACGATCCAGAACCGTACCTTCTTCGACAGCATGACCCTGTTGTGGGACGAGAAGCTGCGCTATCCGAATACCGCGCTGTGCGGCGTCAGCATTGATGCTCAGCAGTTTGCCAGCATTCCGCGCATGGCCTTTATGGTGCGCGGCCTCAAGATTCTGGTTCCAAGCAACTACGACCCCGCAACGCGGACGTACAGTGGCTCCTGGAGTGGCTCATTCAAGCGCGCATGGTCTGACAATCCGGCTTGGGTCTGGTACGACATGCTGACCAATACCCGCTATGGGCTGGGTGGATTGCTCGACACAGCGCTGGTCGACAAGTGGTCGCTGTACAACATCGCCCAGTTTTGTGATGCGATGGTTCCGAACGGATACGGCGGATGGGAACCGCGCTTTACCTGCAACCTCGCGCTGACCACTCAGCAGGACGCCTGGAAGCTGGTTAACGATATGGTCTCGGTGTTCCGCGCTATTTGCTTTTGGGCGGGTGGCACGCTGACAGCGGTGCAGGACGCGCCGCGCTCCAGTCGATACCTGTTCAGCAACGCCAACGTGGTCGGTGGCGACTTCAGCTACCAGTCCGTTTCCTCCGACCAGCGCTATAACGTTGCCGCGGTCACCTGGAACGACCCGAACCAGCAATACAAGCAGGCGGTCGAGGTGGTCGAGCGTCCCGAGCTGATCGCGAAGTGGGGGCGCATTCAGCAGAGCGATGTTGTGGCCATCGGTTGCACCTCACGCGGTCAGGCGCGGCGCTTGGGTCGTTGGCTGCTGTACGCCGAGTCTGAGGCTGTTACGTTTGCTGTCGGTGCGGACGGCGCGCTGCCTCTACCGGGCGACATCATCCAAGTCGCTGATGCCAATCGGGCCGGCGCACGTAATGGCGGGCGACTGCTGGCAGGGAGCACGGCCTCTACGCTACTACTGGATGCTCCGATCGGTGTGGCTGGTGCTGGCGTGGTCAGCGTGATAATGCGTGATGGCAGCTATGCCAGTGCGAATGTCACGGTGTCGGTCGGCGCGACACAGATCGACGTATCGCCACCGCTGGCCTCTGTGCCTCTGGCATCTGCTCCATGGGTGTTCTCGACAGCTGCGCTGGATACGCAGAAGTTTCGCGTTGTTGGTATTAGCGAGGGCGACGATGGAACGTACGCGATCAGCGCCGTAGCGTTCGATCCGGACAAGTTCAACGAGGTCGAGTACGGCACACCGGACGTCGACAACCCGACCAGCATCGTCAACCTGGCCAAGCCAGATGCAGTTGGCCAGCTGACATTCTTCGAATCGCTCTATGACACCGGAACCGGTATGGCTGCCGCACGACTGTCGGTCAGCTGGACGCAACCGGCGCGGGCGATGCGCTATCAGATCGAGGTAATGAGACCGGGAGGAAACTGGGAGTATGTCGGGGAAGTGTCGACGCCTAGCATCGACTTCGATGCTGCATCCTCGGGCCTGTGGTCGGTTCGCGTTACGCCGAAATCGGCCCTTGGCCTTTCCGGTCCGGCTTCCATTCAGACCTATACCGCTCAGGCGCTATTGGTGCCGCCATCGGTTCTGACTGATCTGCGGCTCGACGCAATTAACAGCGTGGCGACTCTGGCGTGGAACCCCGTTCCAGAGCTGGACGTGAAGCTTGGCGGCAGTATCGAAGTTCGTCATGCGCGCAACACCGCGGCTACCTGGGACGCTGCTTTGCCTCTAATCGAGGTGGCGGGGCGCTCGACGTCGTCAGTCGTGGCGTTGCTACCGGGCAAGTACCTGGCAAGAGCCGTCGATTCGTCGGGCATTGGCGGCCCTATCACAGAGGTCTGGTCAGATGCTCAGGTGCCTCTGCCGGCCAACGTGATGCTGACCATTACCGAGTCGCCTGATTTCACCGGAGTAGCGGTCAATGCTGCCGCCACCGGTGGATTGCTCAAGCTATCCGCCGCAGGATTTCTGGATGACATGTCGGACATCGATGCGTGGCTCTCGGAAGTCGATAAGTTCGGCGGCTCTCTGCTGTCCGCGTCCTATCGCTTTGCTGCACCGGCTGACCTTGGCTATGTCTATGACTGCAGGCTGACCGCTGATGTGGAGGCTGCGATCTACGACGACGGCACCTACATCGACCCGGTGCTGGATTTCGATTCGCTGACCGGCATTGATGGCGACCCGCCCAATGGCGCATCGCTGTCGCTGTGGGTGCGTACATCAGACGTTTCACCGGCAGTGTGGTCAGCATGGAAGCCTTTTGTGGTCGGCGACTATCGCGCTCGTCTGTTCGATTTTGAGCTGCGCGGGTCAGTACAGCAGACCACCAACTGGATCGACGTTTCCAAGCTTGAGGTCGTGATTGACATGCCCGATCGCATTGATAGCGGCAATGACGTACCCGTGCCTGCTGGTGGGCTGGCAATCAGTTATTCGCCACCGTTCGCTGTGCCTCCGGCTGTCAGCTTAACCGCGCAAGGGTTGTCGCCTGGTGATTGGCTCGACGTTTCAGGCAAGAGCGCAACCGGCTTCACCGTCTTCATCCGAAATTCTAGCGGAGTAGCCCAGTCGGGCCGCTCGATTGACTACATCGCAAAAGGATACTGATATGTCGCAACACGATATGGATATTGCAAACGGGTCCGGGGTGGTATTCCGGGCTGATGTGAACGCTGCCCTGAAGGCGATCGTATCGCTGAGCAGCGGCGCTGCAACGCCAAACCCAACATTCCCATGCCAGCTATGGGCTGACACGGGTACGGGTCGGTTAAAACAGCGAAACAGCGCTAATACGGCATGGTTTGATATGGGGGCGCTTGACTCTGCACTGCGCGAGGCTGTAAGCGGCGGTACGTATGCGGTAGGGGCCGGATCTGCAAACGCATACACAGCCACGTATACGCCTGCTGTCGCAGCGCTGACCGACAACCTGACACTTGACACCACGGCCATCGCTGCAAATACAGGGGCAAGCACTTTCTCCCCGAATGGGCTGCCCGCAAAGCCCATTGTCAGCTTGGGTCATGCAGCTTTGATCGGGGGTGAGTTCGCAGCAAATAGCAGAATCAGCCTGAAATACTCGCTCACCCTGGGTGCTTGGATTCTGATTTCTGCCAGCGGCGGGAATGCAATGTCTGGCCGCCTGCTCAATGTTCAGGCGTTCAGCGCAGTCGGCACATGGACCTATACGCCGACACCTGGCACAACCAAGGTGGTCGTTGAAGTTCAGGCCGCAGGTGGTGCAGGTGGCGGGGCGCCAGCTACGGGCGTGGGCGCTGCATCGCTTGGTGCTCCTGGTGGTGCAGGCACCTATGCGAAAAACCTGAACCCGTCAGGATTTTCTGGCGTGACAGTTACAGTTGGCGCTGGCGGCACCGGCGTATCTGGCGCAGCCGGCAACAACGGCGGACCCTCATCATTTGGTGCGCTGGTTAGTTGCCCTGGCGGTCGCGGCGGATCGGTGGCGGGGCCATCAGGTGGCGCATTTTATGCTGGCAGTTCTAATAGTTCAGCCCCAAGCGGAGGGGGCATTGTCTCGAGCATTGGACAAGCTGGAGACAACAGCATCGCACTGGCTTCAAATAGCCTTATATTCGGCCGGCCCGGACAGTCTTTTTTTGGCGCTGGAGCAGCAAACGCTGCTGTAGGGGCATCTGGTTCTGCCTCTGTATCACCAGGCGCTGGAGGTCCGGGGACCGGGAATATAGCCAGCTCCGCGGCAGTAACTGGGGGTGCTGGCGCTCCTGGCTTTGTAATCGTATGGGAATACGCATAATGAAAACGTACGCAAATATCTCAGATGGTGTGGTGCAATACCTACTTCCTACGGATGGCGATATTTCCGAAATGTTCCACCCCGATATGATTTGGGTGGACGTTACGGATACCACCCCAGGCCCGGTGGTTGGATGGACTGCTGTCGAAGCAGATGGCGCCTGGAGCTTCGCCGCTCCTATCCCGCCCGTGCCGACGGACGCCGAACTGAAAGCCGTGGCATTATCGCAGCGTGATGCTCTACTGAGTCAGGCCAGCGAGGTAACCGCAGGTATGGGTGACGCCTTTCTGGCTGACCTTCTGAGCGATGCCGATAAGGCCATGTTCAAGGCCTATGCCGCGTATAAGCTGGAGCTGAACAAGATCGACCGACAGCCCGGCTACCCGGTCACCATCGAATGGCCGACCTCGCCATAACCGAGCCAGCAACTCCGATGCCCGCCAAGTGCGGGTTTATTTTTGCCTGGAGAAAAGTATGCCCATCACCCAGCAGCAGTTGCTGCAGATCCTCCCGAACGCCGGCAAACAAGCTGGCGTTTTTGCATCTGCCCTTAGCTTGGCCATGGACCAGTTCAAGATCAATACACGCCTGCGCATGGCCGCCTTCATCGCCCAGGTTGGTCATGAGTCAGGCCAGTTCCGCTACGTGCGCGAACTGGGCGGCGACCAGTACCTGAGCAAGTACGACACCGGGCCTCTGGCTGCGCGCCTGGGCAACACGCCCGAGGCTGACGGAGATGGTCAGAAGTACCGCGGGCGCGGCTTGATCCAGATCACCGGGCGCGACAACTACCTGGTATGCAGCAAAGCCCTGTTCGGCGACGACCGCCTGCTGCGCACGCCTGAGCTACTGGAGCAGGCTGAGTGGGCGTGCAAGTCGGCGGCCTGGTTCTGGAATTCTCGCAGTCTGAACGCGCTGGCTGATAAGGGTGACTTCCAAGGGATCACACGTCGAATCAATGGCGGTCTGAATGGCCTGGCAGAGCGCGAGACCTTCTATAAGGCAGCGCTGAACGTGCTGGCCTGATCGTAGCTATATAAAGGAAGGGATTCGGTAGCCAAGGCGTCTATCTTGTCCTTAGTGTCTTGGCTGATTTCTTCCTTTCTCATAGCTAACCTTCCTTGCTTTGTCTTTCGGCTAAGATTTCTTCGCGAACTTTATCTGCAACGATATCGACCTCAGCCTGTAGGTTCTTCTGGAATTCAACATCCATGTCAGAAATTTTGGCGCGAATTCGCTTGATGTCCGCCTCCGCGCCCTCAATCTCTTTCATGTAAGCGTTGAATTTCTCCTTCCTGCGCTCAATCATCGCGTCTACCGTTGATTCAAGCGTTCCGACTTTTTGATCGCTCATAGCTCACCCCCTAAAAGTTGACCCGCGCAGCACTTCCGCTCAATTGACAAACTGATCAATTTGCGCGACGACCTTTCTCGTTTTCTATCGCCGTCAGAAGCTCGAAGGTCAGATCGTTATATTGAGAGTCTGTCAGGGATTCTTGATCGCGCAGCATCGAAAGCTGGGAAATGTAGTAGCCTTCGACCCAAGACAAGTCTTCGCCATCTAGATCAGCTATGTCGCCCCGCATGCTCTCAATTGATAGGTCTTTCATTGATTTCGGATGCTCGCTGCGCAATGGCGTCACTCCAGGCTCTAAAAATCCATCCACCACTATATCAATGATTCTCTGAGACTCTTCAGGGCTATTTCCCTTGCTCGCCGCGGTATTCTTTTCGGTGACGGGCTCTTTTCTGCCTGCCATTGAGCACTCTGTGCACGACGTGCTTCTGGACGGAACCTTTCCTACGAACGCAGTAACAGGTCGAGAGTGACCGCACTCAAGCAGGATGGCTCGGACGCGGTAACGCTGAATGGTCACGTTCTCCGTGTTCTTGGTTGACCGCTGCTTGACGATAGTGTCGGTCTCGATCCAGGTTTCGCCTATTACCTTCCGGCGGACTTCTTCGTATTTCATTACTAACCCCCATCTTGTCTGTCTTTCCCATCCGGGGGATTTAAACCCCCGGTCGGTCGTTGTATTCCGTGGCCTGTAGCGGTGTGGTAGCTGAAAAGCTGCTGAAACCGCATTTAGGCGTGACTGATAGTCCCTTTCTAGTCACCCGTTTTTTTCGATTGGCGACTATCGCTTTTTCAGATCCTGATCTGGGTCCAATCCGAAGCGGTAGCACAAAGCATGTGAGACGCCAGATCCGCACCCGAACACATCCTTGACGCGAACCCATCGCTGCGCGCCGTATCGATTGACGCCCTCGATGTTTCGCATTACTCGCTCAAGCAATTCGCTCTCGGTGAAAGTGCAGCCAGAAAGCGAAATTGTCACGCTGGCGGCTTCCTTTCCTCCTTTGTCGTGCTCGGCAATGATATCGGTAACCACGTCGTGGTGATGGGTTCGCATGTCGGCGTGATGAATGTCCGTGAACTGGCCTTCAACCGTGTCGTGATGACCGGTCATGTACCCGCTGTTATATGCGAGGGTCAGCAGAGTCTTGATCTCGGTGACTCGCTTGTATGACTCGATAGCGTTGGTCGCCTCTTCGTAGATCTCGACTCGCTTCTGCTCAAGCTGATCCTCTTGCTGCTCGACCTTGGCATTGAGCTGGTCGATCTCCGCGAGCAGGGCCAGTACTCCGGCGGGCTGGGTCATGGCTTCGTAATCAGAAACATGCTGATGGAAGTTCCGGGCCTCACTATCAGACAGGTCGCCCTCGATGTCGCGAATCATGATTTCTGTCAGCGCCTTCAGCTTAACTTTGTCGACGGTCATTGCGCGCGCTCCTTGTTGGCCGGCTCGGCGCTGGCGGCCCGCATAAAATCCGCCATATCCCCCATCTGCTCGATGATGGCGCGCTCTTCGGCAGCCGCAGATCCGATGATCTTTTCCTTGAGTTTCTGGCAAAGCTGGCAATCGACATTGGTCCATTCGCCTGAAAGCCCAGAGGCATCCCCTAACCAAGTTCCGCAGGGGGCTTGCTCAATGTCGTCCAGCGCGGTAGTGGGCGAGAAATGCGTCTTCATGATTTCACCTCGCCGGCGCCGCACTTGTTCGGCTCTGCTCTAACGGATAGAGCGCCCTGGGCAACCCTGGCTCGGCTGTTTGCATATCCCCGGATCTGGGTCATGTCCTTCATGAATTCGTCGCGCCCGGCCTGAAGGCTGATTGTCTCCAGCGATTTGGCGGCGTCGGCCAGCTGGGCGCGTAGCTTGTCGATTTCGTCGTATGCCACGGACAGCGCCCGGTCTAGATCGTCTCGGCTTGCACTCATGACTGCACCTCTGTGCTTGCGGATAGGGCGGCGCTCACAATGGCTTTCGCATGCTCGCGCATTGAAGCTCGCCCCTGCTCGGGCATGTGCTCCCACGGGTAATCCATGCAGGCGGCCAGCTTCTTGGCGGCAGCCTCTATATCCGGCGCTGGCAGCGAGGTGTAGAGCGGTTCAAGACTTGATCCTGAATTACGATGCCTTTCAATCCCCTCGGCCCCGGCTCGCAAGGCCTTTTTCTGCCCGTGAATATCCGTAACCAGATACGCCACTGGCTTCGCCAAGTCTTGCGGTGGCTCCGGCGCGACTGCGATCATGGCCTCGTAGCACAATGCGGCGCAGACGGTCCCCGTGTACTCGCACGATGGCGCCCCGGCTTCCTTCATTTCGTCGGTCGGCTCGACCGGCACCAGCTTCCATTCCTTGCTCATCACTCACCCCTTCGTTTATTTGTCGCCGGACTGCCCGGCCTCATTTGCCAGCGCCTCAAGCGCGAACTGCACGGTGTACGGTGCTTTCCGGTGCTGATCACTACCCTCGTCAGCCAAGTAGTACCGCATCATGCGATCACTGACGCCGAGCAGGTTCGCGGCCTGTCGCTGGCTGACGCCGGCTTGATCCAGTAGGTCTCGCAGATAGACGGGGGCAGGGTTGTGTAGTGAGGCGTTCGGCTTCATGGCTTGCTCCATTCTTCGATGATCTTGAGGCATCGCTTGCAGGTCACCTGCCCTTTCAGTTGCGACATCTGCGGGTCGGAAGATTCGGTACCGCACAGCAGCATGTCAGGCGGATCTGTATCGGCCTCGGTTCCGCCGCACCAGTCGTCGTAATGAACCTTAGGCTTGCTCATGGCTCCACCTTCAGGCCGGCGCCTTTGATTGCCTCGAAAACGTCTTCCGCGCACATAACGTCTCGCCCGCTTGCGGTTTCCCACGGGGTCGGCAGATCGATCGCCAGCGATTCGCGGGAGGCCTTCCAAGCCCATAGCGCGATCTCTACCATCGGCGAATCCATTTTTATGGAGTGCACAGCAGAAGAGCGGAACCCCTCTCCATGCTGCCGAACCATTTCCGCGACGTAGGCCGCCTCGAACTCTTCACGCATTTTGTTTGCGCCCATCACTCATCGCTCCGCTGTTCTTCAAGAAGGCCCATTAGTTCCCAGAAGTGTTCCGGGCTGATAGGGCACGCAATGCCGTAGGGGAATGCAGTCAGGTCGTGATGGCAGATTGTTCGTCTGCCATACCCATCCACGGCCCAAGTGAGCCCCCTCACTTGCTCACCTTGGCTTTCGCGACCCGGTACCACTCGTTACGGCATTCGTTCCAAGCGTAGAACTTGCCGCCTTCTTCTTTGACTTCGCGGATCAGGCCGGTTCGGGTTGTGTGAGTCATGGTGTGTTGCTCCTTTTTCGCCTCGCCTCAGTGGCTGGCATGGCTTCACTATATAGGAAACTATTTCCTACGCAAGAGCCTGAGCAGGATATTTTTCAGGGCTACCAAACATCGCCGCCGCCTTATCCCCCGACGAGTCGCCATCGGTTGGAATCCAGCGCCCGTATACCCGCGCAATCATCAACCATGACGCATGCCCCATCTGCTTGGCCACCCACATCGGATGCTCGCCCGCGCTCAGCATCATGGATGCGTAGGTGTGCCGCGTCTGGTATGGGTTCCGGTAGCGCACGCCTGCCCGGCGGATGGTCGGCGTCCAGAGTGACTTGCGCAGCTCCTGGTCACCGTTGAATGCCCGGTTATGCCGTGGATCGTGGAAAACGGCTTTCCCTTCTATATAGGTGTGCTCGCGCTGGGCCTTCAGTGCCTCGAACGACATGGGCAGCAGGCGCACGCTACGAACCCCGGCCGCTGTCTTCGGCGTCTCTGCCTCGCTGGCTGCCGCCGTCAACCCCCGCGACACCCTCACTTCCCCGCGATGCCAGTCAATGTCGCCCCACTCCAGCGCGACCAGCTCCGACGTGCGCAGCCCAGTCCAGAAGGCGAACTGCAACAGGTTCCGATACTGCCCGGTCGCTGCCGCCAGAATTGCCCGCTGCTCGTCCGGACTGAACGGGTCGATTTCGTCCTCGGTGCGCGGCTTGCCCTTCACTGAATACGTCCAGCCGGCCAGAGGGTTCGATTCAATCAGCTCGTCGTCTACGGCATCGCTCAGGGCCGAGCGCAGGCAGCTTTGTACGTTTGATAGCCGTTTATTGGTAGCCGTCATCTTGGTTAAGACCGCCTTGACCTCTTTCCTGGTTATCGATGCCAGGGCCAGCCCCCCAAGTGATGGAACCCATACCCCCGCAACGATCTTTCGGTACCCGTCCAGCGTGGACGCCTTCAGGATTCCGGCCTTGCGCTCAAGCCATTCATCCAGGTACTGGCCCAGCGGCACCTGTCCGGACTGGCCGACAGCCGACGCCGCCCGCTTCGACCGGGGGAACGCCTCTGCATACTCAAACTCGCCCCGGTGAATCGCCAGATCAATCGACGCCTTCTGCTGCTGCGCCCGCTTCAGGTTGGCCGGCGTAGGCTCCAGCGGCAGGCGCTCCCGGCACTGCTTGCCGTCGACCATAAAGCTGATCTCGATACTGCTTTTCGATGCCGCACGCACCCCGCGCTTCGCAGCCATACGCCACCCCTGACGATTCGTTTAGTTGGCCGACAGTTTAGACCTGTCAGGCCCCAGCTTGCGCCCGACTGTCACAATCTGCCGGGCGTGCATGCTGAAGAATTACTGCGCGATCTTTCCAGTATCGAACGGCCTGGACACCGCCGACATCATCCCCACAGATCCATCCGCAAGAAGCTTCGGCGTGCCAAGTACATGGCTGGCGCGACCGGTTAGCGGAGAGCCCATAGGCATAGTCAGGTAGATGATTCGACTCAGCAGCTCGTTGACCGCCTCAGGGTCATTGGCGACCTCTTCGAAGTGATCGGCCACTTCATCCCATAGGTCGTTTTCTTCTTCCCGGTCGGCGTACTTTTCTGGAAAGGCCGCGACCATCAGTTCGTACTGCTCAAGGTCATCCAACAACTTGAAGTTTTTCGGAATGCTGCTCATAGGTAGTCCTCGCCCGCCGTACACCGACAGGCTCTTGTGTGGGGTAGGGGTTAGGCTCGGTGGCCGCGCTTGCAGAACCAGTCCAGCGCTTCGATGATGCGCGGGTTTTCATACCAGTCTTCAATCCCCCGGCGCTCGTCGCGATCATGGAAAAAGATCGGCCCTAGGTAGCTGTGCCAGCTCATGAAAACCCGAGTACCGTCGGCAAGAGGCAGCCTGAAGAAGGGCGACCCACATATAAAGCCGTGCTCTATGCGTATGCAGGTCATAGGCACCCCGCGCAGTCTTCGAGCAGGCCGTCATAGTCCCGCTTCAGTCGGTCGCGCTCACTGGTCGGCGCCTCAACCTTGCGGTGGATGTAACGGGCGATTGTCTCGCTTGGGCGCATGTCGGCGGCTGGTGTGCCCCTGAGAACGGCCTCCCATTCATGAACGGTCAGTTGTTCTGTCATGGCGTCACCAGTTCGTCAGGAACATCGAAGAAGTTCAGCCGGCCTTTGAACAGCGTGAATGGCAGCGGCTTCGGATCGCGCAACACGAACGCCCTTTCCCCCATGTACCATGGCGAGTCGCTGGTATCGACGCTGTCGACCAGCTCAACTGAGCCGATTATGCCGCCGCACCAGCTTTGCAGCATTTGCTGGGATGTTGGGAAGTCGCGCAGCAGCTGGATGTCACCGGCACGCATGGCGAACTCAAGACCGTCGTAGTATTCCTTTCCGGTCATGCCCTTTGAGGCATGCACCAGGAATCTCCCTCGGAACTTCGTGTGCCATGTTCGGTTCTCGATGTTCTTGCCACCGTGAACGATTAGCCATGCCCATGGTTGGCGAATTGAAAGTGCTTTCATGCCTTCACACTCCAAACGCTGCCGTCTACCAGGTCACCGCGGCGAACAAACTTCGCCCCGCCCGTCAGGTGATGCAGGATCGCGAAATCGGCAGAGGTGCGAGCCAGCGAGTAGGTGCGCCCGGTCGGGCGGTGGGTGTAGATCGTTTCCATGCGGGTTACTCCTGGCTGAGGATGTCGAGTTGGGCCTTGGCGCATTCGTCCGGGCCGTGTGGCAGGCGGTTCGGCTCGATCACTTCGTACTCACTGTCATCACTGTGATGACCAGATTCACGTCGCGAAGGTGCGTATCGAGCTCGCAGCGCTGCAGCTACTCGAGGATCTGTCTGAAGATCCGCATAGATGAGTGCAATTTTGTGCTTATGCGCGCGCCAAGCTGCGTGAGCTAGCTCTGGATCGGCAAAACATCCGAGGTGTTGGGCCTTCCCCGTAAAAGGATTTCGACACTGAGCAACGAACGTCTTTCCCTCTTTATTCCAGTGAACGCCAACTGGCCACTCGCCTTGTCTCGATCCGCTATCCGTAACGAAAATATTGATGTTTCGCGAAACAAAAACGCAGGTGTCCGGGGAGTAGATTTTGTTTCCGGGGAATAGGATGTCTTTTTCGAGATCCTTTCCCTTGTAATCCTGCTGGATCATCCACTTCCTGAACTCTGAAAATGAAAACCATATCGGGGCCACCGTGCAGCCTTGATATGAGGGGCTTCGGCTTTTTGTTTTGGCGCTATAGCAACGCCTAAGCATGTCTGCCCATGTTTGATAAAATGGGCAAATAACCTTTCCGTCAGGCGTGTTGAAAGACACCTCATAATCTGCGTCATTTATTCCTACGCCGGCGACTACTCGACTTCTATTCGTCATGACTCATCCTCAGAGGTGCGAAGGGATTCACGCTGATAGGCCTCTTCCAGTTTTCGCGCCACACTTTCGCTAACTACATAATCGTGGCGCGGAGCTTCAAGCGCGCGAGCAGATTGGCCGGGGCCGAGGCTGTGAATGTGATGAATCATCAGTGTCATCGCTTCGCCCTGCTCGGTTATCCCGTGCCAGGCCATTAGCTCGGTGAGCGCCTGCTTCGTTCCGGGTCGCACCCTGAGTCGTAAATCTTCCTCGCCTACACTCTCGCGCTTCTTCGCGGCCCTCGCTGACCGCTCCTGCGTACTCTTCGCCATCACTTCTTCCTTTTCTTCTTGGTCTTCGGTGCGCCTCGTCCATGGGCAAGCCATCCAGCACCTATAACTAGGTCGCCGACTTCTTGAATCAGCTCATCAACTCGTTCATTAACGAGCGGAACAAGGTCGAACATCAGCGCGCTTGCCACCGTGAAGGCATGGATTGTCTTCTCGCCAGTTGGCAGGGTCAGCCAGGCTGAAACCTCCCACCTGACCGGCTTCGATGGTCGCGTGCCCTTCGGCATTGTGTGGCCGCCATTCGGCCCGATCACATGGAGAACTGAGACTGTCATGGGTGATACCGCTTGCTGGCAGGTTGTGTTGTGGTTGGCGCGCCCGCTGGCGCACCCTTGATCGGATCATTCGCACTGCGATGGCCCTGGAAAGACGATACGGTAGGTGCTCACCAGCCGATCCATCTTGTGCCAGCCGATACCGAGGTGCGCCTGCGCCTTCTTCTTGCCAAGGCCAATCTGTGCAAGAGCCTTTATCCGCTCGACCAGAACCTTGTCCTCGACCGGGTTTACCTGCCTGCTACCTGGGTTGCGCCCGGCACCATTGCGCAGCTGAATTCCTGATTGCTTGCAGACCTTCGTTATCCGGTCCTGAGAAATACCCATATGCTTGGCCATTTCCGTCTTACTCATCGTTTCGCCCAGCGTTCGGATCCGATCGGCCATCTGTCGTAGCTCGATCTCTTCCTGCGTCAGCTGAGGTTCGATGCGCGGTGGTAGCGGTTTGAATTCGAAGGTTTGCAGAACGTCGATCTTGCCGCCGGATGCGAAGAAGTTGGCTTTCGCAGCTTCCAGCGAAGATCTGTCGAGTGATTTGAGGTCGTTGTATTGGTTCATTTGGCACCCAAAAGAAAGGGCGCTCATCTGGCGCCCTTTGTCGGTTACTGGTTGGTTATTTTGTCAGCGCCTTGCGCAGGTACGGATCGACGTCGGCCTGGCCGAGCAGCCAGCGCTTGTAGTCGGCCGGGATGTCGGAGATTTTCGATCCAGCGTGCTTGCCGAAGCGGATCACGGTCGGAATACGCGCCTCTTCGGAGATCATCCAGAGGTCTTCGAAGCTGAAAACCGCTGCGCCGTTGCGGGCGGCAAGTTCTTCCAGGATCTTGACCAGGAGCCGGCGGCAGTTGAGTACGTCGTCGAGCGCAGCGTGAGCGTTCTGCAAGAGCCCGCGCGCATACTCCCGGTAGTGCAGGTAGATCATCGCCGACTGGCTGTGCGAGTCAGCGTCCGGCCAGAGCGCGCGACTCAGCGCCTGGGTGCAGATCCGTTTCACGTCCGGCTGGCCGATCACGTCCCAGTCATAGTCGACGTTGTGGCCGATGATGTAGGTGGTGCCTTCAGGCAGCGCGAAGTCGGTGTGCGGCGGGCAATCAACCAGTTCTTCGTCGTAGATGTGGCTGGTGCCCAGCGCGCCCAGCTCGATAGGCTTCGACGGCTTGTAGCGCTGCAGGAATTCTTCGACGACTTCCAGGGTCTGGATATCGGCGAGTTTGAGATAGGCGCCTTCGACCATCTGCGGGTCTTTCAGGCCGGTTGTTTCACTGTCAAAAATAATCGCGTTCATTGGTTACCCCTGATTTCACTTTGATTTGAGTCCGCCAGGCGATGGCCCGGCGGGGTATTGCTTATGCGGCGTGACGATCAATCAAATGGGATGTCGTCGAATTCGTAGTGCGGCTCTTCAGTCATCGGGCCGCTCTGGTAGCTCGTGGACTGGGCAGGCTGGTTGCGCAGCTTGCGCACTGGGTTCTTCGCAATGAACGCCATGAAGCCGCCAAGGGACGATGCTTTCGTCTGTTTGGAAAGGATTTCAGCGGCCATCAGTTCGGTGCCGTACTCGAACGGGGCGGCAATGATGATTCGCTCGCCGACTTCGCCGTTCTGCTTGAGGTATTCCTCCTGCTGCAGGACCAGGCCGAGCTTCTTGCCCTTCAGTTCGATGGCGCATTCTTTCTGCTTAGAGACCATTACCTTCTGGTCGTAGTCGTAAAGCTCGATGGCCTCCTGCTTCCAGTTCAGCACCTTGACCTTGGCGCAGGTCATCAGGGCGTTGAGCTGTTTGTATCCGGCCAGCGTTTCACCGCTGCTGTTGTGGGTGTACAGGTTTAGAGGGCCGACCTCCTGCCCGTTATCAGCGATGAACATCAGGTTCACGCTTTCGGTGCCTTTCGGGTTCTTCTCGTAGAAGGCTGCGGTAACGGTGCCCATGTACTTGCCGGTTTCCGTGATGCGCTTGCCGCCGGTGTTAGCGTCTTTTGCTGCCTGGGTGTCAAGGTTGTATACGCGTGCCATTTGAGTGCCTCCAAGGGCCTAGTTTCGGTTGGGTTGGGTCAGTGCTTTTTCAATCGGGAAGCCGTAGGTGTAAACCCTGCTTCGGATGGTGCTGGTGTTGAGCCCGAGCCTTTCGCAGTGCTCTGGCAGAGTTGCGGTGATGCCTTCAAACTCGAATAGCCTGGTGTTGCGCTTGTTCCTGCTCTGCTGCGTTGATGCTTCCCAGCTGCAGTTCCCTGGCCCGTAGTTGCCGTTGTTATCTTCTCGACCGAGGGTTGTGCCTGGCGGTCGCTCGCCCATGTCGGCCAGGAATGCCGAGAAGTCGTGCCAGGGCCCGTGGACGGTGATGCCCCTGCCGCCATAGTCCGGGTACTTGTGGTTTGAGGTATTGGTGCATCGGGTCAGCATTGACGACCAAGATCGGTACGTTGGCGTGCCATACATGGCGTGCTTGGTCTTGCACTCCCTG